CAGCGTCACAAACGTATTGGTCGCCACGACGTAGTAATACCGATTGACCCCATCGACCAGATAAGCGGTCAGCCCTTGCGTCGTCATCACGTTGTCGGTAATCGACACCGGGCCAGAGCTGGTGGTCAGCGTCCCGACTTGGATGTAGGCAAGGCTGGTATCAATCCGATAGACCCGATTGCCGCAGACCGCGATGGCGTATTGCAGGCCAGATAACGCCCTCATCCCGCGCACTTCAGCAGGAATCGGGAACGTGATTTCGGTTACTAGGCCGGGTGTCGGGTACAGCGCGACGATACCGCGCTCCCCCGGCTGCTTGGTCGGGTCAATCTCTGGATAAAAGTTAATGCACTCCTGATCGTTTTGATAAATAGACCGGGTGGTGTATGACGCGCCGACAAAACCGAAATCTGGCATTTAGTTGAATCCTCCATCGAGGATGAAAGCGGCATCCTTCGGCCTGCCTGTCATCAACACATCAGGATACTTGCTGACCTGCGGCGGCTTCATGTTGGTACGCTTAATCGTGGCCTTCGCCTGCGCAGCATAGGCCGTAATCTGGCTGACCTGAATCTGGTTAATCTTGCCGTACATCGGCATCATCCTCTCAGCCAAGCACCAGCGCAACGCCATGTTATAACCCTGTGGGAACTGCATATCGCCGTACAGGTCGCCAAACTCGCGGAAGATCGTGCTGGTAAACAAGTGCATCTCACCCTGCGCCGGATTCGGCCACAGGTAGATTGTTCCCAGCAGCTCGGATGGCTGGTAATACAGCGACTTCGGCCACGGGCCGTTTAGGGTTTTCAGGCCGATAGATTCGTATTCCTCAAGGCTCAGAATTGCAATCGGGTAATCCAGACCGCCGCCGTAGATCGGCACTCCGTTCGACGTTGTTGTGACGCGCACAAACGCGCTTTCAATCGTCAAGGGGCGCTGATAGAACGAATCAATAATTTGGCTGACCACCGGTGTGGTGTGCGCCCGGCTGACCGTATAGGTGCCGCCCTCGTTGACGTTGCCGCCTGCGCCAGTTCCAAACCCGACAATCGTGGTGCCAGATAAGACACCGTTGCCAGTTAGGGTCATCCCGATGGTAATTGCGCCCTTTGTCACCCCATCGTTGGGTACAGTTAGGGTCGTGCCTGAGATAGACCCAACAAACCTTGCGGACACATTTCCTGACGGGCCGATGGTGTATTGCACCTGATTCTGAACGCAGGGAAACACGATTTCGGTGCGGTAAAACACCATCATGTTTTCGTTTGACCATTGCGCCAGCATATCGTTCAGCAGGTCTAGCCCGTCCTGCGCTTCAGCGGCAGTCGGGTTTTCACCTGCGGCCAACGCGCCGATGTCCTTCATGGCGCGGGTGATGATGTCATAGGGCGTAGTCATAATTGTCCTTTACAAACCGCAGATATAGCCAGCAACACCACCGGCCATCGTCGCTACCGCATCCCATACGTCTGGCGTGTGCCGGTCGCGGTGAAACCAATCGTGTATCTCTTTGCCTATCGCCAAAACTGCCACAACACCCAGACCCACCACAACCCCAGCAAAATGAAACGCCATGTAAGCGATCAGCCCGATAATGAAATGCCCCTGTTTATCAGCGGGAACGCTTCGCAGCGGGTTGACCGCAAAAGCTCTGATGTCAGACAGCTTCATTTACTAGCTCTGCGCGGTTAGCAGCCATCATAGCTTCGTAAGCAGCAATAACTTCTGGCGTATGCACCGCAGCGCAGATTGCTTGCACTTTGGCATCTTCGCCGCTGTAATCATCGCCCGGTGCAACCACATGGCGGTGCAAACTGCGGCCTAATTCTTTCCCATCTTCAACAATTTTTGTGGCGGTTCGTACTTGTATTGCGTTGTTTTCAATTATTTCAATTTGGTCAACTACAACAATTTTTTGAATTGCCATTTTTAATCCCCAATTAAGCAAAACCAGTTATGTAAGAAATCAAGGCTCGAACAACTATAGTTTGTCCAACTGTTTTTGAAGGAACGGCGGTATTGCTTAAAGTTACAATTTGACCGCTTGCTGTAGTAATAAGAGGATATTCAGTTGAATCAATTAATACATGACCCGCCAAAAACTCTTGTGCTGTTCCGGTAGGGGCATAACCAAAATTTTCTATAATTAATGCACCTAAAGTTGTTGTAGTTGTAGCGGTTAAGGTTGTTTTGATAACAATATTTACCATTTTCCCAGATTTTTGATATCCAAAACTGGTATTACCCATTGTAAATTGGGTGCTATTTGAAACTCCTACATTAAATCCCGTTGGTGCAACATCAGAGCCGCGAATACCAGAATTTGCGTAAGCATCAAAATTAGATAATTTTCCTGTTCCATAATGAACATCATCAATAGTAACAATATTTCCTGTTTGAAAATTATCTATATTAAAATCAATATAATGAACAATACCTGTGCCGTTTGAAAATCCAATGTTTCCTTGAGAAATACAAGCACGTGAATTAACATTCCAAGTTACACTTGGTTGACCAAAGGCAAGTGATTGGCTAAATAAGCATCCATGAACATTAATTCCACTCGTAAAAAAAGTTCCTAAATCGGCTGCTAATTGTGGATTTAATGCCGTTAATGTATCAATATCCCTACCATTTGCTTCAAAATAACAACAAATATCAAGTCCATTGGCAGCATTAGCAATAATTCCGATGCCACTAATACTTTCCATTTGAGTCCAAATTTTTGACGCATAAGAATTTGTAAGATAAAAACAATTTCCGTTTACAGTACCTTCATATCGACCACTAATAATTTGTATATCAAACGATCTGTCTGCTTTCATAAAATTGCCCTGCCATAAAGTAGCAAGACAATTTATTAAATACCAAGATTGCAAATAACTTCCATAAGTATCTTGAACCAATTTAATTTTTTCAAATTGGCAATGTTCAAATGTTGTTCTTAAAAATGTTGGCGTTGTTTGTGTTCCACCCTTAATAACCCAAGCATTTCGTGTTGCATCATCACAAATAAACTTTACGTTTAAGAATCTAATGTTTTCAGTTGTCGGCCTATTGGGTTGCCCAAGATATTGAGCAGTACAATAAAAAATTCCTGTGATATTTGTATCAACAGAAAAACCACCACCATTAGAAAAAATGGTCATAATGGTGTAACTATATTTATCCCACGGCTGACCAGATGGGTCTACTATTGGCCGACTTAATAACATCGGGGTTGTAATCGGATAAATTTTGTCAATGTACAAATCTTTTTCATTATCCACACAGTATTGAAGCGCAGCCTCAATGTAAGGTTCATACCCGCTAGTTACGCCTTGCGGAATAAAATCTGCCACGTTCACGGGCGCTCCGCGAATCATGTCGTAAGTTACTTTAGTGAGTGCCATTTTTTTGTACCTTAAACAAAATATGTTGCAGAAAAATAAGTTAATGATCCGTTAGTAAAGTCAGAATTAGTGATGCTAGTTAATACACCAGCCGCAGTTGTTTCAAGCATATCCATTGAAGTACCAGCATCAATTCTTCCGCTTAACTGAACAGAAAAACTAAAATTTTCAAATCGCCCATAAGTAACCGCTACCCGTCTTGCGGCCGCAGTAAAAGGTAAACCAGAAATGGTTGCATCGCCTGTACTAGAACCTTTGTTGCTTAAATGAAACCATCCACTAATTGTTACCGCATTACCAATTTTAGTGTACCAACCATCCCTTCCAACATAAGTAATTCCAACGCTTGCACCACCAAATTGAACAACTGGCGTCCAAGTGCCTTCCTCATAATCGGCTAGCAATTCGCTAGTACCAGTTCCCGGCGTGGCAGAAAAGTCGATGCCTTTTCCATTAGTGGAAATAACAACATTTCCAGTTGTTGCTAAATCTGTTCCATTAAATGTAAGCGCCGATCCAGTTGCTAGTGCGCTTGTACTAGATGCATAAACAACACCGTTTGCGGTAAATGACGTTAAACCCGTGCCGCCATTGCTAGTCGGCAAAGTGCCAGTAACGGCAGCGGATTGATTCAATGCAATTGCCCCAAATCCAACGCTTGTGCCTGATCGACGTAAAACTTGATTGTCAGTTCCAGCCGCAATACTAGCGACATCAGCCGTAGCGTTTCCAGCCACACCTAATACAGACAGCGCCGATCCTTGCGCTAAATTTGAATATGGCAAATCCCCTGTCACACCATTAGTTAAATCAACTTGCGCCCATGCTGGATTATTGTTCGTGCCAGTATTCGACAAATATCGGGTGGCTGTTGTGCTTTTAGTAAGCGCAGTTAAAGTTGTGCCGCTGTTGTAATACAGCAGATCACCCTGCGCATACGATGTTAGGCCCGTGCCCCCAGCAGTAGTCGGAACAACCTTCCAGCCAATAACTTGAACGGCATTTGCGTTGTCTTTGTAAAACAACTTGCCATCGGTAATGTTAATAGCAAGTTCCGACCCTAACGTGCTGTTGGTCAGATTACCAGCCGCAGGCGCAGCCGCAGCCGTGCTGCTGCTGTAAATTAGGATTGGGGTGTATCCAGTTTGCGCCATAGTTATACCTGCGCTTCAATAATTGAATTAAGTGGCGGCGCTTGCGTAAATACAATATTCCCGCCTGTTACTGAATAAGTGTTTCTATTTTGGTAAACCCCATTAATATAAATATTGAAAACAATTGTTACGCCTACTGGTAAAGCAAAAGATACTGTTGATCCGTTGCCTGTGTAGTTTTGAACATTTGACCCAACGCCAATACCGCCAATATTGTCAAAAGTTCCAATTAATGCACCAGCAGAATCTTTTACAATAAATTTGTATGAAGTATTAAACAACAGCCAAATTTCACCACTCGGAATACGCCCTGCGGCATCTAAAACAATTGGATTTGTATGTGCAATATTTCCAGTACTGGTGGTGTATGTAGCTGCATTAGTTGTTGTGCCAGCAAGATATGTATTAATTGTGCCACCAGCTAACGGATTGCCGTTGTCATCAAATAATTGACCACCAACGCCTAGAAATGGTGAAAGAGTTACAGCGGCCATAATTTAATCCTCAAATTTTGGGGTAAACACGGGCGGCGACCACGGTAACGACATCGGAACCTGCGCTGCCAGATTATCCATTTGTTCGGCCAGCCGACCTTCAATGTCAGCTTGGCCTTTGATCCAATCCACGACCATTTCCTCGGTCACATCGGCAATCGGGGTGACGAGTTGCGGGTCTTTAAAAAACCAAGTGCCTTCGGTGTCCACAATCCCGCTGCGATTAATGGCGCGGCAATAGTATTTCGCGGCAGTAATCAGCCCGTCATCGACCTGAACGCCCTCAATTTTCCATTCATAGTTCAAAATGCACCCCCGCCAATACCGCCCGTGACCGTCATTGCGCCGCTGCTTGGATTGAATTTCAGTTTAGTGCTGGTGACCTTCGCAGGCAAGTTGCCAGTTGAGTTTGTCACCCACACCGGGAAATAGTCCGCATTCGTGCTGGTGTCATCGGTAATTGCGATGTTATTTGCATTGGTCGCCGTTCCCGCAGTCGTGGCTGACCCTGCCGACCCGTCGATGCTCACCCCGGTCAGACTTTGGCTGGCGCTGCTGCGGTTCAATGCAATCGAAGTCGTGCCAATGAACAGGCTGGAATTGCCTAAAACGCCCGACGGAATCGTGCCAGACAGTTGACCCGCAGGCAGGTTGGTCAGGTTTGCGCCCGATCCTGTGAAGCCCGTGGCCGTAAATTGGCCGGTGCTTGGGTTGTATTGCAGCTTTGTGGACGATGAATACGTCGTGGTCAGGTTGCCGCTGGTTTGGTTCGCCAGCAGCGGGTAATACGTCGCGTTGGTCGTGGTGTCATCCGTAACCGTCGCGTAAGCCACAGGCGTAACCCACGACGGGGCGCTGGTGCCGTTGCTTTGCAAGACCTTGCCAGCATCCCCCGCAGCCGAAGCCAGAAACGCAGTCGCACCTGCGCCGGTCTGGTAAGGAATGCTGGCCGCAGCGCCGCCTGCTAAATTCGTTGCGGTTGTTGCATTTGTTGCGTTTGTTGCGTTTCCGACCGTAATTGACGAAGGATCAGTCCATGTCGGCGCAGACGCGCCAGCGGTCAGAATATAGGTCGATGTGCCTAAATTCAGGAATGTGGTCGCCCCAGCGCCCGTTTGATACGGCAGCGCCCCAGTTGTACCACCCGCAAGATTTGTTGCGGTGCCTGCCGTACTTGCCGACCCTGCGCTGCCTGCGGTGGTCGCATAGCTAACCGACAGGCCGCTGGCTGGCGCATTTGTCCAGTATTGCCCTGTGCCGTTGTATTGCAGCACATCCAGATTATTCAGCGTTCCGAATTGCACGTTGCCATCCGTACCGCCCAACACCGACCCGTAGGTAGGCCGCACAAACAGAATGCCGTTGTTCGTTCCAACGTTGACCACCGCAGCCACCAGCACAATCGCATTAGGAACCGCTGGCTTGATCTTGGTTAGGCCACCCGTGACCGCCGGGTTGTAATACAGCTCATCGCCCTGCGCCCAATTTTCAGCGCCGCCCGTGGTGTTTAGGTTTTTCACCTCACCAAACGACACGACAAAAATCCAATCGTTGTTATTGCCAGTTTCAGCCGCCAAACCCAGCACATATTGCGATTGATCTTTGGTCAGCCCAGTTGCGGCTTTACCAATTAAACCGCCCGATGATCCCAGCGTACCGGCAAACGATACGACCTGCCCTTTGGTAATCGCGCCCTGACACTTGATCCGGTAGAACTGTTCTTCACCAATTTTCTGAACTACGTTACCGTTCATTTGGAACGCTAACGTTTGGAACTGGTCATTACTGTCGTAGTAAATGCGCCCTGTCGCGTCGGTCGGCAGCGGGTTTTGCGTGGTGTTGAACTGAATGTATGTCGGGCTGGCAATCGACCCGGTAATCGCCGACATACTGGTGATGTCGTTGTTTGCGCCTAATACCGCAGCCGACAAATTTAGCCTAGCGTTTGCGGCATCCGATGCGCCGGTGCCACCGTGCGCCACGCCAACGTCGGAACCTTCCCACACGCCTGTGCCAATCGTTCCAAGCGTGGTGATGCTGGTTTGCCCTGCGTAGGTCGTGGAAATGCGCAGGCCGCTTGAGCTGGCATCCAAAGTCGTGCCGTTTAGCTTGACCGAAAACTGATTCGAAATCAGTTGCAAGCCATTCCCTGCTGTGTACGTTCCCGCGCCGCTAAATTGCGTCCACGGCATATTGGTTACGCCGATGGTGCCGGTTGATCCAGCGGTCGTGACCCAGCCGGTCGCCGAAAGTGTCGCGCCATCCTCAATAAATGTGAACGCGCCCGGCACTTCCGACCAATTATTCATGTCGCTAGTGCGTGTCCAGCCCGTCGAGCTGGCCGCATAAATGCCATTTTCAGCCTGATTGGTCTGGTTTTTGACCAGAATCCGGCTTCCGGCGGTTAGCGTCGAAGGCCAATCGCCCCCCGCCTGCGTACCCAGCCCCGACAGCGTGATGTTGTTGGTGGTGGTGTACAAACACGACGCTTTGATGTCTAAACCCTGCGCAACTGAGTCAACGTAGGCTTTATTGGCGACATCCTGATCGGCGGTCGGGGTTGCTGCGACCTGCGCAGTCGTGAAATACGCCGCAGCAGGCGTAATCCCGCCAATAACAGACGAATCAATCGTGCTGTTAGTGATCGTCAGCCCTGATTGAACCGGATTTATGACAGGGTAAAAGTACGACCCGGCAGGGCCGACCAGCGTAATCGGCGTAAATGTCGGCTCAGGGCCAAAAATGCCCTGTACCGGAACAATATTGATCGTTTGCTGGCTGGCGACTTGATTCGCCATCACTTATCCAGCCGAAACAGGCGTTACATACACATCGCCAGCCGCAGAGCTGCCGATAATCGACACAAAAAAGTTATTGCGCGGCGCTGGAATGACCATCGGATAGATCATATTTGGCGGCAAAACGACACCCGGCGTAGTCGCGGTGGTCAACGGTACAACAGGGGTCGGCGTGGTGCCTGAAGTCGAACCCAAACTGACGGAAACGGTCGCAGCGCCGACGTTCAGAAGCGCCACATAATTGTTTTCGACGTTGGTGTTCGGGGTAATTTGCAGCGGCGTTGATGCGGCTGCGGGAACCGTGATGCGGGTGGTCGGGCCGTTGGGTCTAAAACTTGGCAGCATGGCTGGGCCTTTCATCAATTTGATAAGAAAAAGCCACCCCATCAGGGGCGGCTTCTTCGGTGACTATTCCATTCTGATTAAGGCAAGAAAGTCAGGTCGTACCCATAAATGTACACATCGGCGGTTGCTGCTGCGCCCTGTGCGGTCGTGCAGCGAATGTACAGATTGTCGCCGGTAAGCGAGTCTGTATCGCTGGCAGCAGTTACGACCACCTTGTCGCTGGCCGAGTTGCCGGTCAGCGCATAAGCGGTTTTGACTGCCACGCCTGTCGCGCCGGGGCCGCTGTAAACAGCGAGCTGCGCGGTGGTCAGGTTGACGCTGGCATTTGCCACGATGATGTCCTGAACGCTGTACGACGAGCTATTAACGACCGCTGCAACGGTGTCAGCAACCGAGTTCAGGTTGACACCCTGCGCACTAGCCAGCAGGCGGTAAGCCTGATTAGTGGCTAGATTCGATGGGTGGTTGGTTTGGGTACTTGCTGGGCCGGGGTTTGCCATGATTAGTTCCTTTCAATGGTTAGGCTGCAACACGGCAGGCGAGTTCTTGGTACAGCGGCGCCCAGCCATACAAGACATCAAGACGGGTCGGAATCGAGTCGTTGTTGATCGTGTACTGACGAACAACACGAATCGACAGACCTAGCTCTTTGTCCGATGCGCGGCCAGCAAAGTGAACGCCATCCGGCAGCTCAAGATCAGCAGTCGCCAGCGTGAACGCATTGCGGTGCATGATGATGTTCTGTGGCGATACGGTGCCGGTAGCCGAAGTACCGATAGAGAACGGGGTCACAGTCGCGGTAGCCGAAGTGGTTGGGATGGTCACGTTCTGGAACTGACCGCCGGTAATGATTGCCGGAACAACAGTCACAGAAATGGTAGACGAACCCGAACCAGTCACGGTGTTCTGAACCACAAAATTGCGTGGCTTGTTCGAACCATATGCCTGACGGTTCTGCGGGTTGACCGCAAACACGTTAGCGATCTGGATCACATCGCCTTGACGCAGGGTCAGGCCAGCGCTGTGGGTCAGAGTGATGGTCGAGGATGATGCCCAGCCGGTCGAAATACCAATGCTCTGGGTATTCGCGGTCAGGGTGCCAGCGGTTGTAGTCCACGCGCCAAACGTCTGCGCGACCACGTTCTGATCCATCTTCCAGTTCATGCCGCCCGAATCACGACCCATCAGACCCTTCTGGTACTGATCCGATACTGCGGATTGTGGGTTAAACAGACCTTTCAGGCTGTCAACGATGGTGGCCGAAGTAAATGGCTCGATGATGCAAGAACGACGACCATCACGGGGTGCGCCTTCGCTGTCCAGATACGCTTGGGCAGTCAGGTAAGTGATAAGGCCGGTCGGCGGGGTGCCAGCGGTGCCAACGATGTTAGCGGTGCTGTTCTTAGCCATTGTCAGACCGTCAAAGTCGATCTTGTTGGCAATAGCCGCCACAGCAGGCTTCAGCACACGGTCGCTGAACATATCAAGCGACAGGGCCAAGTCTTGCGTGGTGAACTGGGTGTCAACGTGGAACTGAGTTGACAGGGTGACAGGTACGCTGGTTTCGTTGAAATCTTCAACGTTCAGCGCTGGGCCAGTCGTACCGATGAAACGACCCGGACGGCGAACGTTCAGGGTGTTACCAATTTTTGCGCCTACGACGGCAAATTGATCGTCGTACTCGCGGTTTACTTCACTCGAAAAAGTCAGTTCGTTTTCCAAGACCATCAACGCTTCGTTGGTGATCTTGCTAATGGTTAGCAAATTGTTGGACATTTCTATTTCCTTTTAGAAAAGGGTTTAACTAGCGGATTTTCCTTGCTTGACGGGCGGCTTTCCATTGTTGATACGTTCCATGAAAATTGCCATCGGCATCCATGTTGGCATCCACCGTGTTGACCGCACCGCGCAGCGGATTAATCGGCGCTGGCGCTTTTGACTTCCCAACAACAGGCTTCGGTTCCGGGTCTTTCGCCTTCTCGAAACGTGCTTCAATCTTCCCAATCTCACGAACTGCGGAAACAACCGACATATCGGCCAATTTTTTTGCAAAGTCGGTATTCTCAGCCAACCAATACAAAATTTTTGGCCCATGCTCTGATTCAATGATTGCATCTCGAACCGGGTCAGACACCCGCACATCCGAACTCTGCACCATGTCATCAAAGTCGGGTAATTCGTTTTTGGCAGCGTTTACGCGATCAGCCCATGCTTGAAACTTAGCTTCTTGCTCGGCCTTCGCTTGACGCGCCTTTTCCTCCTTATCCCGTTCCATCAGCTTTTTGTCAGCGGTATATTCGGCTAACGCTCTCGCGTACTCGAACATATCGTTGAACATTTCCGGCTTCGGTTCCTCGCCTAGCTCATCCTCTGGCTGTGCAGCCGGTGGGTTTACTTTGGCTTCGAGTTCCTTCAGCCTAGCTTCCAGCGCTTCCCTTTGCTCACGTTCGCGTTGCGCTTCCTGCCGCGCTTGCTCCCGTTGCTTGGTTATCTCTGAAAACCGCCGTTCCAGCTTGGGATTTGGCTTTTTTTCCTTCGCCTCATCTGTTGCTGTCGCGTCCTTCCCTTCCCCATCCTGTCCACTCTGATCTGCCTCTGCATCCGGCTCGGTAACGGCGCTGTTCGCGTCCTCGTTTACCGCCTCGTTTGCTGGCGTTTCAACTAGACCAAGTTTCTGGGCTGCGAATTCCGCTAAATTCTCGCTGGTGACGATATTGGCCGCCAGCCTTGCTTCCACTTCAGACATAGGTTTTCCCTAAGAATTGACCCGGTGTTACCCGCCGGTAGGTTTATTGTCATCCTGTATTCATTCCATGTCAAACCATCGGCTGTTCAGGCGGCATTTGCTCTGGCATCGGCGGCTGTTGTTGTGCCTGCTGCGCCATTTGCTGTGCTGCCATTTGCTGCATTTGCTGCGCTTGCATGGACTGCAAAATCAATTCTTGACCAGCCTGAATGAACGGGTTGCCGGTGTCGTTGACCTCGTTTTCGGCAAACGCCATTTCCTGCCGCTGCTCGGCATCGCGTCGGGCAATCTCGGCGTTCAGAGCACCTATTGGAACGCCAGCCAAAACCAGCCGGAGCATGGCATCGATTTCGACCTTGTTTTGGTCGGTCGTGGCTTTCAGGTTCGCTTGATTGACCTTTGCCTCGTTGATGGTGTCGGTGTTGTAAGCGCGGGAAATCACATCCATTAGCTTCCGGCGGCTTGCGCCTTCTTCCTTGATCTGCGCGACCTGACCGCGATTCTGAATTTCGAGCTGCATCGCCATCATTTGCTGTTGCATATCGGCAATTGTCTTTTGCGCCTGTAGCAGTTGCATTTGCGCCTGCGGCGGCACATCCGATTTCGGGTCAATTTGGCTGATCGGGTTCATCGCAGCCAGCCGGTCAGCAATCACATCCGCGCCCGGAAAATCCATGTTGCGGAACAATAGGTCGCCTGCGGCTTGGAATACTTGCGGGTCGGCCATCAGCGGCATCATGGTGTCCACAGCCTGCTGGCGCTTCGAGTTGTAGCCGGGGCCAACATCCATCACTACGTCATACAGGCCGACGGTCACATCGTTCATTACCTCGCCGGTCGCCTGCTCTTGGTTAATCGTCACCATGTCAGGCTTGCCATCGACCCCAATGATCCGCAGGACGCGCTCGGTGTCGTAAATCTTTGGGATCAGGTCAAGGATGATCTTGCCCGTCTGCTTAATGCTGCGGGTCATGTTGTCGTAAAAGTGGAAATTGCTTAAATCCACTTGCATTTGCTGGCCTTGCAGCGCCTTGCCCGAAATGTTGCCGGGTAGTGCCTGCGCAGGGTCGAAGATACCCAGCACGGTTTTCAGGTCGTCAGCAATCGCGCCCGACGCAACCATGATCCCATCGGGCGGCGGCTCTGGCTGGATGCGCTGCGGCACCGGCGCAGGTACGCCTTCAATGTCCTTCTGCTTGTACCGCAACACCGGCGTGGACTTGATGTTCGCCAACGCCCATTCGCTTTCATGGCCTTCATCTTGGCCCTCGGCGATCAGCCACTTGGGTTTCGGTGCCAGCGCGATGGATTCGGTCAGCGCGGTGCGCCAGAAATTGAACATCCGTTGCGGGTCTTTGGCAAAGCGGACAAGGCCGTATTTCTTGCGCTTGCCCTCGACCACCACTTGCGCCCCGTAGCACGGGATGATAGGGATGTACTTGCCCGGCCACTCGCGCTCCTCCAGCACTTCCATCGCGGTCAGCTTGCACCACTTGACCTTGCGCTTGTACGAATCACGCTCGTCAACGATGGTGATGCCACTCGCGGCCATCATCTCAGCATCGGGCAGCTCGTCCTTATAGACTTTGGTGCCATCAGACAGCAAGACTAGCTTTGACTTTACGCGCTCGACATACCAGTATTCAGCGAGTCGAATGTCCTCTTTCGTTACCCATTCGGCATCAGAGTCGCCGGTGGCTCTGGCGCTAAAGTTCGCCCCATCGTCAGCGCCCGGATACTCTTTTCGAAATGCCGCCTTCGACATCACGCTGGTTATTAAGCAACGCTCGGCATCCGACCCATCAGGCATGACCGAATTCGGGTCGAAATAGACCGAGAACGGATCGTCAATCGCGTCAATGAATATTTCCTGATCGAAACTATCCTCAGAAACGTAATTAGTATTGACCCGCCAGTAGCCCCAGCCCATCTTGACTGCGTACTCGAACGCTGTGTCGTAAGCGGTGTCGGCGTTGGAATTGACTTCAATGTGCCGAGTAATCCCTTCGATGACCTGCGCGACCTTTAAATCGCCTTCGTTGTTGACCGGATGGACTTTGATGCGTGGCCGCTGCTGGCGCTGCTGGTTCGTTACCTGCCGCACATAAGCGTCGATCTTGTTGATGGTGAGGCAAGGCCGCGATTCTAGGTTGCGGCTGTTTTGAATCTCTACCGGCCATTGGTCGCCAGCGGCAAACTTTAGGTCGCCCAGCGCCTCTGCGCGGTTTTGGCTGTCAGCTTCGCCGACCAGCCGTAAAAACTTGATGGCCTCGCCGATGCGCCCATCCATGTCCATGTCTTGAAACGCCATGATTTCCCCTTTAACTCATCCAGCCGCCAGCCATAGCGACCGCAGGCTTTTTGCGCACCTTTGCCGGTTCTTTAACCATCAGCGCGATATATCTAAAAGCGTCAGCCCCGTGGCTGTAGCGGTCATGCAGCGGCATTTTGCTGAAGTTGCCAGTTTCGGGGTCAACTTCGTAGCGATAATGGCGCAGGCAGTTTAGACCATCGGCACAATTTTCTCTATCAAAATAACAATTCGGGAATATTGTTCGCGCTGCGTTGATCGAATCAATCGTCGGCACTCGCTCTAGCACCCGTGTCTTAAACCCAGCGCCCCGCACAATGTCCTCAATGCTCCGACCTGCTGCCGCTAGCGTCTTGTTCTGCGCGTCGTGCGGTAGCCAGATCGTGTCGTACACATAACCAAACGATTGCAGCTCGGCTAGGTAGCTGGTCATCGTGCGCTGACTGCCCTCGAAATACCGGATCAGCCGGGTTTCCATCCCGACGAACTGCACCAGCCACCAAGCAGTCGCGTCCGACCAGCCTAAGTCGCAGATCGCGTGGACTGGCTTGCTTGCGTCGTATGGCACCTTCGTGATGCGTTCCTCGGCTTCGGCCCTCATCATCTCTTTGGCAAAGATCGCCCCGTCGATGGTCTGGCGGCAGACCCCTTCCCACACTTGCATATAGGCTTCGTGATCCCGCGCCTTCAACGCTTCCATCTCATTGCGCAGGGTTTCAGGGAACCACGGGTTATCCCAGTAATTGATCTTGATGCTGATCGTGTCGGGCGGCGGGTTGACCACGAATCGCTGGTAGGTTTCGTCGGTTTCCAGCTCCGGGTTAAAGCTCACCCAGATTTCCGACCCCTCTTTACGGATGGTCGGCGTTAGGGTTTTCCAACTGTTGCGGCTGACCGTCTGCGCTTCCTCGACCCAGCAAATGTCGATGCCCTCGTAAGATTTGACGTTGGCGACATTGTTCTTCAGGCCGACAAACGCAAACTCGCTGCCGTTCTGCCCCCGAATTGATGTCTGCGTAATCTCGAAGAACTGCATCAGCTCAAGCGCGACGATCTGGTCAACCAGCAGCTTGTGGACTGAGTCTTTGATGGATGTCTGGAACTCCCGCGCACAGAGGATGCGCAACGGCTTACGGGCGGCAAGGATAAGCAAGGCTCTCGCGATGCCCCAAGACTTCGCCGCGCCCCGACCACCATACAAGACTTTGTAGCGCGATGGCTTAAATAGTGGCTGGAGTTTTAGCGGGAACTCCGCTTTGGCGATGGCGCTGTCAACGCTCATCGGGCATTACAAATGACACTTGGATGCCGGTCAGCGGCGCTCCGTCTGCGCCTGAGATTTCCTGCGCCTGAATCGCCTTGCCATCAATCCGATCCATAATCTCTTTGATCGCCCACGGCTGGCCGTTCTCGGCCTGCGTTACCAATTCCTCGGCAATTTTGCGCAGACGTTCAGGCTCTTGCGTCAACACTAGACGCAACTTGTCGTAAAACATCCGGCTTTTAGCCGCGTTTTGATTACCGGGTTGTCCACCGCGCTCTGGCATTCGTTTCCAATAATAAAGCGTTGATTTATCGAAACTTTAGCAACAATCAGCAAGTTGCATGATTATTACTTTTTGCCCTTGTCCTTCTTTGCGGCTTCGCGCTTGACGTTGTAGGCAATCGCCACGGCCTGCTTCACAGGCTTGCCGGACTTTACCTCGGTTTTAATGTTCTTTTGAAACGCTTTTTGGCTTGCAGATTTAACCAGCGACATCGCCTTCTCCTTTAGCTTTGGATTCTTCCTCGGCAATTACCCGTGTGTATTCTTGGATTGCGCCGCTGATCTGGAGAAGGATGCTTTCATGCTGTTTCGCTAGTTCTCTCAGTTCAGCCAAGCGAGTTTGCATTTGCTCTGGTGTCATTTTTTTGCTGTCTTGGCGCTTTGTTTAAACGCTTTAGCCGTGGGTGCGCCTTCTGACCCCGGCTTGCGCATACGTTCTGGTGTCTTGCCTGCGGCTTTCTGGCGCTCAATCCGTTCACGCTTGGCATGAATGTTTGCGTACAAACCCGGTTTAGTCGCCATTTTCGCCCTCACACAATTCGTCGTCGCCTTTGCTTAATCGCGTCAGCAACATTTGGTAAATTGCTAATGAGGTTTCAGCCTGAATAACAAAAGTTCGCGCCTTTGCTAATTCCTGCTGAACCTCATTAATTTCAGCTTCGATAAACTCTCGGCTAATTTCCATTAGGCAACGGTGCTGACCATAATGTAATAGGTCGTGCCGCCGCTGGTCACAGGAATGGTATGCGTTACAACAGGCGAACCCACTTTCGCACGGAACACGCCCGTTGCGCTAACCGCAGGCATCGCTGCAAAGTTGCCGACTTCGCCCGTGCCGCTGTTGGTCACGCGAAGGAACGACGCATTTGACCAAGTGCCGCCAGACGCGAAGTCCGAATCCAGTTGCAACGCAGCCAATGTGCCGCCGGGGTTGGTTGAGCTGCCGCCAATCGTTGCACGAATTGCGTTCGCAGCGCCGCTGATGGTGCCGCCAGTATTCACCGACAGGCTGATATGTGCGCCATTGGTGGTCTGACCAGCGCCCTGCGCAGCCACCACACGGGAAAATGCCCGCAGAGTTTCACCAGCGCCAGCACCAGCAAAATCAACGCGAG